TCTCGGCCACACCAGAACGAAAAGATGGTCTCACCAAGGTGCTCCACTGGTTTATGGGACCCACGTTTTTCGCCGTGGAGAGGAAGAATCAGGAACAGGTTGAGGTGTTCCCGGTGACCTACGAATGCTTCAATTACCGCAATCCACCACCGTCTATGAGGAATGGTAAAATCTCTATGCCCAACATGATCACAGAATTGGTGGAAGATAGGAATAGAAATAAGATGTTGGTGGAACTCGTGAAGAAAGCCTCAGCTGGTACGAGGCAGCTCCTCGTTTTAAGTGATCGGAGATTTCACTGTGAATTTCTTCACCAATGTTTCCCGAAAAGTTCTGGTCTCTACATGGGTGGAATGAAAGAGAAGGACCTCCAAGAGTCCTCCAAAAAGAAGATCATCTTCGCGACATTCAGTCAAGCGCACGAGGGCTTGGACATTCCAACCCTAGACACAGTCATTTTGGCTTCCCCAAAATCTGACATAACCCAAAGTATTGGACGTATCATGAGAGAAACGAAGGGGAAGAAGAATAACCCACACATATACGACGTTCATGACCCGTGGTCTATCTTCACAGCGATGTACTATAAAAGAATGAAGGTGTATCGCCAAGGTGGTTTCAAGATTCATGGGAAAGTCACTGAAGAGAAGAAGAGTGACTTCCCTCAGGGAAAGTGTTTGTTTTTATAATCTAAATAATAATTAAATGTCCGGTGCATTGATACAACTCGTCTCTAAAGGAGTTCAAGACATGTATCTCACGAGTGATGAGGGAATGTCGTTTTTTCGTACAAAATTTACACGACACACAAATTTTTCACAAGCTCCCAAGTACATTAAAACCATCACGGACAGTGATACTTCGATAATCATTCCAGTTTTGGGTGATGCCATCAATGGACTATGGTTCGAAGCAGATAGTAACAGTAATGTCAATGTCGCATCGAATCTCTTTTACAAATCTACACTCGACCTTTTTATAGGTGGGCAAAAAATAGACTCCCAACACTTTGATTACTACAGTGAAATTTGGCCGAACTATCTCGCTGATACCTACAACAAGTCTCAAGAACTTAATAACAAGGCTTCGTTGTCTAATAAATATTTTGTTCCTCTACACTTCTTTTTTTGTGACCATAAAGCATTTTTACCACTGGTAGCACTCCAAAATCACCAAGTAGAAATACGAATTAACTTTGATGAAGCCAATCTCGGAAATGTCCTTGCAGCCGAAAAGAAAGCCAATATGTACGGGAACTATATTTACCTTGATACAGAAGAGAGAGAATCACTTGTAAAGCGATCTTTAGATTTTGTCATCACACAAACACAGAGAGTGGAATTTCCGTTAAATAGCGTTACAGATAATCTAACCGAAACCGGTGGATATAACACCCTTGATCTTTCCTCATTTAATCATCCAGTTAAATCACTTTTCTTTGGATTTGGTGCTTCTCAAGTTAATCCAGCGGCAGACCGTTTTAGCTTTATAAACGCAGACCTGTACATCAATGGCACGCCACTACTCGAAAATATGAGTCCAGTATATTTTCACACAGCACAAAACTACTACAAATCATCATATGGTAAATCGTCTTATAATACTTCTAGTCATTCACCAAACTTCACCCGGTACTTTGCCTATCACTTCTGTATGAATGCATCAGACTACAACCCATCGGGTTCCTGTAATTTTAGTCGTCTGGACAATGCGAAACTTGTATTGAGGGGTGTTGAAGCGGATGGTCGGTCCTACATGTATGTGTATGCAGTTAATTATAACGTGCTCAGGATCAAAGACGGGTTAGCTGGAATTTTATTCGGTAACTAATATAATGGCTACACAAGCGGAGGGAATACTTGTCGCTGCAGGGCAAATTTTCGTAAGTAGTTTAGATGCTGTACCCAGGGAGCAAGATGTTATCGCAGGTGTCGCGAGTATAGATGCCGGTGAAATTACAGCAGACAAAATTACAGTATCAAATCTTGTCCTTACAAATCAACTGAGTGCTTCGGGTGACTTTGAACTAACCGGATTTACAAATGTTAATCGTCTCACAGCCACCCAGATTGGTATCGGCACCACAAATCCTGTGAATGATTTTCAAGTTGGCACGGATCGTTTTCTCATCAATCGTGCATCACCGAATCTTGTCACAGTCCTCGGTAACGTAGTTTCCACAAATCTCCTCGCTACAAATATCTTCAGAACCGTAAACAGTAAGTTTGTTGTTGATAGTGTTGCTTCCAATATCCTTCAAATCACCGGAAACACATATTCAACGAAGATTATAGCAGGACCACTTACAGAAACAGGTGCAGATGCGGCGTTGTTTGAAAATGGTAACGTTGTGATCAATAACGGCGATCTTAAAGTAACGGGTAACATTGTGGTCGCCGGTAATGTAAGTATTACAGATGATCTGACATATTTGACGGCTGATAACTTGATCGTGGCCAATGCGTGCATTCAAATGGCTGATGGTTATCCCGGGGGTGCGTATGATAATGCTCTGCTTATGACAGATCATCCTGGTGTCGAAGCGAATTTAGTGTTTGGATACAATACGTCAAACAATGAATTCATGTTTTCAAAAACAATGGATAGTGCTTATACATTCGGTGGTCCCGGAGAACAACTAATCAGTTTAGATTCGAATACAGTGAATGTTCATGTATATGGTAAGTTTTACACTGATAGTAATGTGGGTGTCGCAAACATTGCACCTACGCACACGCTTTGTATTGGTTCTAATGTCTTTTTCGAAGAGACGGGATCAAACGTGATGCATGCCACCGGTAACGTCTTCATAGAAAAGCTAAGTTTGGGTAACGGTGGTATAACTAGTACGAACGATCTTTTACAAATCGATTCCACCGCTGAGCCACCAATTGTTATGAATGCCAACGTTCAGATGGATTCATTTCGCACAACAGGAACTTCTGCCTCTGGTGTATCTAATACCTCACCGACAGATGCATTGTCTATAGGCACAAAAGTCTTTGCAAATCTGACAGCTGCCAATACCCTAACCATTTCGGGTAATACCGTCACTACAAACCTTGAGACACGGGTGGTAGCATCGAGTTCGAATATTCTCGTACATGCAGATCAAACTGGTCCCGATAGCACTTCAAATGCACTCGTCCTCAGATCCGGCCCAACCACTTCTAACGTGAGCAGTATTGAAGTATATGGTGCCAGCACGTCAAATTCACACCAAAATATCAGATTCAAAACAAAAAATACAGAGAGAATGCGTATAACCTCTAACGGGTACATTGGTATCGCAAATACAAGTCCCACCGAGGCTCTCACAGTGAGTGGAAATGTTCAAGTCACTGGGAGTAACGCTGTGGTCTATGGTAACACGTGGGGCTCTAAGGGGATGCGAATATATGCATTACCAAACTCGGGTGAAAACAAAATTGAAAACATCGTGAGTACTGGGAAGGGTCTCAACTTTTACGCGAGTACCACATCCACTATGGGTGCGGCGAAGATGACCATACTGGAATCTAGTAATGTGGGTATTGGGACAACGCAACCCCAAAGCCTTTTCCAGACATCTGGGGGATCTGCTTTCATTAATCAACAAGTTACACGTCGTAACAGCTACAATCATCTCAGCACACCCCTCGTCGTGAATAACACTTCGGAAATAACTGTAGTTAATACTACTTCAAATGTCTTCCAACTCACTAGGGAAGGGACGGGTTCTAAATATGGCGCTAGAGCTTCTTTCAAGTTGGGTAAGTGGGACATGACGGATAGCCAATCCAAAACACGCCTCGATATAAATCTGGCTGACGATGATTATGCAGTTGATACCAATATTATGACCATACGCAGTGATGGGAAGGTTGGAATCGGTCATACAATCCCAGAAGCTTTCTTAGAAGTCAAGTGTTCGGGTGTGGGTGACACAGGTCTATTAGTGCATAACCACGATAATGGTGACGCCATCATTTCCGCAAAGACTGATCTAGCAGAAGGAAATTCCTTTAGCAGTTATGTAAATGGAAATGCGGGTTGGTCTGTGGGTATTACGGGGGCACAAGGTGATTTTAGAATTACCAGTAATGCGACAGTAGTTGAAGAAGCTTCTTCAACTTCTATATACATC